TGTGGGGTCGCTCTATTGCTCTGTGAAGAGCCCTGCGTAAGCAGGAAGAATACTCAGTGGTAAATCCCACTGATAGTCGCTCGCTATAAAGTTTACTTATCTACGACAGTAGGTGAGGAGAGCAGTAGGCACTTCGAACATAGAGAGGCTTTTTGTATGACCGTTAATTCGGCAGTTATCCCAGGTGAGTATGTTGTACTTCACCCGGGGGAACCCCCGCAGACGATTTCTGTCGGCGAGGCATACTCTTTCTATGATTCGAGGCCGGACCGAATTAGATCTCGGAAACCGACCGGCTGGTTGTACCCAACCGCCTACTATTTGACCAATGTCGCCAGGCGTAAGCCTGTCGGCGAGCTTCAGTTATATCAGGGATCGCGGTTCGTCGGCCATCTTCCACAGATGGGCGGCAATCACGAGTTTATGAACCCCTTACCTGGTCCTGATGAGGACTTGGCAATAACTAAAGCCCTGTTGCAGCTTAAAGATCAACGCATGAACATCGGCGTTGCTTTTGGCGAGGCGCAGGCAACTGCGAACCTCGTCGGTGATACTGCAACAACATTGGCCCGTAGTTACAGGTCTCTCCGAAAAGGAGATGTCCGAGGTGCCCTGGATTTTCTGGGCATCAAAAGACATAAGGGTCGGCTCTCGCCGAATTCCTCTAAGGCCTGGTTGCAACTTCAATACGGGTGGAAACCCCTTCTCTCCGACGTACACGGTGCCGTCCAACATTTGGCGGAACGTGCGCAGGAGTCTCGGTACTGGAAGCAGACCGTTAAGGGTTCTGATCGCGTGAAAGACGGTGGTGCCATCGTTGATGGTTACTACTATCCCAAACGTATCAGTTACCATAGAGAGTCCGGGGTGTTCGTCAGGCTAGATTATACGCCTGGCAATACCTTCTTATCGTCTATGGGACAGGTGGGCCTAACCAACCCCTTGTCAATTGCGTGGGAACTCGTCCCTTTCTCATTTGTAGCTGACTGGCTTCTGCCAGTTGGTGACTACTTGAGTGTCTTGGACGCGGACCTAGGATGGAAGTTCCATTCTGGATCCATTTCCACGTTTTCGAAGTGCCGTAGCACAGAGTCAGCGGCATTAGGCGGTTACGTCACCGGTGGAAATTTCACTGGTAGCCATAGAAGGATCGTCCTTTACAGGAAAGTCCTCTACGACAGCCCGCTTCCCAAGTCACCGTCGTTTAAAAACCCGGTTTCTCTGGGTCACATGGCTAACGGTTTAGCCTTACTCGTTGCGGTTTTCAGCAAAAAGTAAGCCGAATCCTCGGTTTGCTAACTTTTTTCAAGGAACGGCTATGCCGGCTATTGGAAACATCGCTCTTGCCGATGGCAAGGGCGCGCCCGTAACCCACACCTTCTCTCCGACCAGCACCAACGGCTCGAAAGCGATCCTGCATAACAGGGCTGCCTCGATCACCCGCGGTGAGGAAAACCTCGTTATCGAGGTCTACCGGAGTCAGGGCAAGGACGGTGCGAATCGTGTTCTGATCCAGGGCTCCTTCCCCACCATTGCAACGGTGGGCGGTGTGGAAACTGTGGTGCGTGTCAGCAAAGTCGACATCGCATTCAGTTTTGCTCAGGACGAACTCGAGGCAACGCGCAAGGACATCCGTGTCATGATCGCTGCCCTGTTGGCTCACGCCACCATGGTGACGGTCATCGAGAAGCTCGAAAGCGTCTACTAAGATGCGATCGCTGCTTCAGCTCGCGCTGTTGTGCTTGACTCTTATGGGGTTGAGCTTTGTGGTGCTCATGGCACTGCTTATCTTGAGGAATCCTCCTGATGAAAAACGCATCGAAACCCCGGCCGTCTCGGCCGGAACTGTGGTCTGCCCCTCGTCGTCGTGTCTCAGCGATTCTTACTGAGGCATTTGCACGCGCAGGAGTTTCTTCCTGCTCTCCCTGTGGCATCATGCCATGGGGTAGCGACGTGCTTCCTGAAACATCGGACCCTGCAGAGTTCTCCGCCTGTTACTTGTTTGCGGAGATATTCTCAAAGTTAGATGATAGAAAGGCCACCTCCTTTAAAACGGAGGTCGCCCTTCAGGACTTTCAAGACGGTGAGGAACGGTGTCGTCTCACAAACGAACGCCTTAAAGCGCACTGGGACTCTCGTGACGTCTTTGTCAACGGGAGCGTGAGGCAGCTATTACATGCTGCGTCATGGAAAATCCAGAGCTTACTTGGAGCGTTCTGTTGGGACGATGCTGAGCAGTACTTCGGTTGGGGTCCAGGGAGTACAACTCGTCTCCCGCGAACACGATCTCACCCAGGGTATAAATACTCAGGTCAACCTGAGTCCACAGATGGCAATCTTGCTCTTGCGAACGCGGCAATTCTGCGTTCACCTCTCTGGTCTAGAGAGGTCGGATATCTCACCGACAAGACCCTCAACATTTCTATCGTTGAGGGAAGCAAGATAATAACTGTACCGAAGAACTACAAGAAAGAGAGGACGATCGCCGTCGAACCGTGTATGAACATGTATGTTCAGAAAGGTATCGGCATGCTGATACGACGTTCTCTTCGTAGGGTGGGAGTTGATCTCAATGATCAAACTCGGAATCAGAGGTTGGCCCGTGTCGGGTCTCTCTCTGGTCTTCTTGCTACTGTCGATCTTTCGATGGCTAGTGACACTGTTTCGAAAGAAATAGTGCGACTGCTCTTACCTCCTGATTGGTTTTCGGCTCTTGATGCATGCCGAAGTCATAAGGGATATCTTCCTTCTGGAGAGTTAATCACTTTCGAGAAGTTTAGTTCTATGGGTAACGGTTTCACATTCGAGTTAGAAAGCCTGATTTTCTGGGCTCTCTGTTCGGCCGTGTTGGACCACCGTAGATCTAAGGATCGTCGTTTGGCTGTCTATGGTGACGATATCGTCATTGAAACGGCCTCTGTTCCCCTCCTTTTTGAGGTGCTAGAGTTTGCTGGGTTCAAACCCAACATTAAGAAAACTCACGTGCAGGGAGCATTCCGCGAGTCGTGTGGTAAACACTACCTCGCTGGAAACGACGTTTCGCCTTTTTACGTCAAAAGACCCGTTGAGAAATTAACGGATCTTTTTCTCCTCCACAACAGCTTTTATCGCTGGTGCGGAAGGAGGGCTAGCTACGACGATATAAGCCAGTATTGGCCTGTCATCGAAGCGCTGCGGAGTTTAGCCCCAGCAAAGTGGCGTAAACCGCGTATACCGGACGGTTTTGGCGATGGCGCATTCATCGGTTCTTTTGATGAGTGCGTCCCTAAGAGGGCTTCTCACGGCCTCGAAGGTTACATCGTCAAGCATCTCTCCCCTATTTCTGAGGGAGATGATAATGTCCCACTGGGTTACCTTGCGTACTCAGTGAATGCTGCTAGGGGTGACCTCCTTGGTAGTGTTGGTTCTTCCTGTTCTCTTGGCAGTTTCGTCAAGGCGAACGTCCCAGA